AATATTGGAGAGCACAGTCTCCACAGGATGATAAGTTTGCTGTAATTCAATTCTGTCAAGTTATAAATGATAAACTCGAAACTTTCTTTACCTTTTCTTTACCTCCTGCTACATGGGGAGTTACTAGTCCAGGTATAGACTTAGATCATTTATATCATGGTCATATAGTATCTTATAATGAAGCAAGTGGTATTGTTGAATATTATGTAGCTGGATATGCAAATACTACTTCAGCTGGTAGAGCTTCTAATTTTAATTTAGATTTCTTTTGTCATAATGATAAAAAAGTGCCATTTAGTCATGATTTGGATTTTAAACCATTGATGACCGCACAACTAGAATCACTTCCATATGGTGAATATGATTATTCATCTACAAGTGATGAAGAGGTTGGTAGGATTATGACGAATAATCAAATACAAGGAATTCCTGCATTTAGTTTTAGATTTAGTTCTTGGACTAGTTATAATAATAGTTACTGGCCGAAAGCAGGATACGGTTATCTTGATGCTGATACTGAAAATTGGAACGAATTTCATCCTTGGACAGATTTTCATCCACAAACAGTTAATCAATCTCCGATTTATAGAATAGTTGGTCCAAATCCGTCACAAGTAGAAACTCCATCATATTATTTTTTTGAAACGGATGAAGACAATACTTCAAAAAGAATACCTATATATTTGACAGGACAACAAATAAATTTTACAACAAATGTTGATTATATAGTTGACCAAGTATGGTATTCTCTTCCAAGTTATCGTCATCTTTTAAGAGGATTTGAATATCAACCTGAATATTTTGATCATGCGGGTGAGGGTGGTCATAATGGAGAATATGTAATTGCGAAAAAGATAGCATTTGCACATCCACCACCCGCGGGAGCAGTTGTTAAAATTAGAGTTTATTAAAATGGAGTTATAATGATGACTTATGAATTACTTGAAAAAGTTTTAGAAGATGAAATAACTAAAACTGAAAGATATATAAAAGAAATGAAATCCAAAAAATCATTAGATGTGAAAGAGATAATTTTACCTGAAAAATTAAAGTGCTATATAGAAGGTATAAAATATTCTTTAGATACATTATATCATGTTCGTGAACACTATGAAAAATTAAATGATAGTAGGTATTGATTATTCATTAACAAGCCCAGCAATTACTATACATCATGGAACCGAATGGAATTATAATAATATTGATCACTATTGTATTGCTAATAATAATAACCAAAAGCAAAGGTGGTCCACCGTTCAAAATGTAAATGTCTCTTTATATCCAAGTTATAATGATGAATTGGAAAGATATGAAGCATTGGCTGAATGGGTTATGTGTAAAATAGTTACTCCATTTAGAAGACCAGATTTTGTTGTATTAGAAGATTATGCTTATGCGGCAACCGGTAGAGTTTTTAACATTGCAGAAAATGTTGCTATATTAAAATATAAATTAAAAAAATGGGGAATAAAATATCATTTAATTGCACCAACAGTAATTAAAAAATTTGCTACTGATAAAGGTAATGCTAATAAAGAACTTATGTATGAGAACTTTTGTAAAGAAACAAAAACGAATATAAACTTGACATTATCACCAAAGTCTGATAAGATAGGAAATCCAACATCAGATATTGTTGATTCTTATTATATTTGTAAGTATGGTCAAAAAAACTTGACTTTTTCATAAAGGTATAGTAAAATGGTTAAAAAGTACAAAGATCCAGTATTTGATTGTTTATATAATACAATTGAAGAATTAGGAGAGTCATCAGAAAAAACTTTTCCAGAACAAATTTTATGGTCCAATGCTGATTTAATTCTAAAATCAAAAGATAATGTTGTAATTAAATTTTCTATAACAATAGATGATTATGGCAAAGTTGAGGGAAAGGTAGGAACTTTTAGAATTCATGAAGACGGACAAATAGAAAATTTAAATTTGGGAGATATTTTTAATAAAGAATTTGAAGAACAAATTACAAAATTAACTGAAGAAGGCCCACCGAAAGATTATTTAATGAATTAGAATGGCAAATCCATTAACCGATAAAAAAGAATTTAAAAGGTGGCAGGATGCAATATTAGAACCGCCTGAGTGGATATTGAAGAAAGAAAAAGACATGACAGTTAAAGTAGAATTGAGCGAACCATATATGGGTAAACATGATGAAAGAAAAAATGTGTTTGTTAAACTTGTAGATAAAAAAGCTAGTGCTAAATATGGTACTGTTTATGTTGTCCAAGATAAGGATGGTAGGAAGGGAATGTTTTTTAATTTTACATATAAACAAATAGAACCAAGAATTAAAGACATTGAATTAAATGATTGTTTTTTAATGACCGCAACTTGTAAACATAGTCAAAGTAGTTATGATGGTCAAGAACAAACTTATTTCAATAGAGTTAAAATTTTAAAAAATACTGGTAGTGTTGAAAAACCTAATGTATATGAGAATGGATTATGAGTGAAAAACCAAAATTAGTTGTTATTGAAGGTGGAAAAAGGGACAATGAGTTAATTGATCCTAAAGCAAATGGTGGAACAGAAATACAAGCAAGAAGAGTATTTTCTGAATTTCCAGATTTAGTTGATAAATTTAATTGGGTTTTGTCTTATCCAAAGATTGACTTAGATCCAAATAAACCATCTTTGTTGTGGATGCATGAAACCCCTTTTGATCAAGGAATTAGACAACAATTTCAAGACTCCAATTATTGGAAACAATATACCAAAATTATATTTGTTTCATATTGGCAACAACAAATGTTTCATATTTTATATGGTGTTCCTTATGAAAATTCAATTGTTATTCAAAATAGTATTGATCCAATTCTTGTTTCTGAAAAACCAAAAATAGATAAAAATAATCCTATAAAATTAATATATGCTTCTAGTCCAAATAGAGGTTTAGATATTCTTCTTAATGTTGTGGAAAGTGAAGAGTTCAAAGATATAGATTTTGAATTGTCTGTTTATTCATCATTCAAACTATATAATAGAAAAAGTAATGATATTCAATTTGAAAATTTATTTGATAGATGTAAAAAACATGAAAAAATTAAATATTATGGTACAAGATCAAATGAAGAAATTAAAGAGGCAATGTCCAATTCACATATTATGACATATCCAAATAGTTATGCAGAAACATCATGTATAACTGCTATGGAAGCTATGAGTGGTGGTTGTCTAATTGTCTGTCCAAAATATGGAGCTTTACCTGAGACAACTTCTGAATTTTCTTGGTCATATAATTTTGAATCAGATAAAATGAGACATGAAACAATATTTAAATATGTTTTGATGGAAGCAATTAAAAATTATGACCAAAATAATGTAAAACAGATGTTAAAATTACAAAAGGTATTTTGTGATACATTTTATCACTGGAATACAAAACTTTCAATTTGGGAACAAATGTTGACTGCATTACATTCACAATATAATGAAGATCCTCAAACGCCTACACCGGAGGCGGTCTGATGTCCTACTCAAGATGGTTATATTCTGACTTCTATACATATTGGTGCAGTTCTAAGGCCACTGATATTAATGAAGAATTATTTGCACTCCACGAAAAACTTGACAATGAGATCATGATAAGGTATGATGATGCATGTAAGATGATTGAAGACAAAGAGTTCTTCATGGATTATCTTCAAGATGTAATTCGCGATGAGGCGGATTATCATGAATTGGTTTCATATTTAATACGATGGACGCAAGATGTCAAAGAACACTATGAAAAGAAAGAAGGAAACACCTGAACAAGTAGCAGAACGCATGGCTAAGTTGAGAGCCAAACGCAAACCCGCTCAATATAAGAACATCCACCCAACTGTTCTCGCACTCCCAGATGATCATAACTATTCTTTTAAAAATATAAAAGAATGGATTAAAGAAGCAAAAGATCAAGTGTCCGCATTTAATAAGACTGCAAGAAGTCGTGGTTTGACTCCACAAGAGAAACAAAAAGCATCTAATGCAGCAGACAATAAGAAAGCATATATTAGGTATATGGAACATTATCTAAAACATGGTGATTGGATTAGTGAATTCTCTGGTAAGAATGAGGAACATAGAGTGATTCCAAGGTGTGTTGCTATGGCATATGATTCCAATGGTAATCCAAAAAGAACAGTAGGTGTTTACTATCCAGACATTCATGCGGTGTGGACAAGAGAAATGGAGAGACAACCTATACAAAGCGATATTGCGATAACTGATAAACAATTTACATCAAAATGATTTTAGTTGATTACAGTCAGGTTTTTATTGGCGCATTTATGCAAGTAGTTAAGAACTACAAACCTGATGAAGACTTAGTGCGTCACATAGTATTGAATACTATTAGAAATTATAAGAAACAATATAAAGATTATGGTGACATAGTTTTATGTTGTGATAGTTACAATACTTGGAGAAAACAATTCTTCCCACAATACAAAGCTCCTAGAAAGATGAAGCGAGCTAAGGATGAAGAAAACTATGTATCTGGTGATTCTTCATTTTCTTGGGAAGATTTATTCACTTCACTAAATAAGGTCAGAGATGAGATAAAAAATCATTTACCTTATGTTGTCATGCACATTGAGGAATGTGAGGCTGATGATATTATCGCAACTCTTTGTAAACATCTTCAAACTGAAGAAACTATACCAGCAGGTATGAATGGTATGTTTGAAGAAAAACAAAATGTAATGATTATCTCTAGTGATAAAGATTTTATTCAGTTACATCAATATGACAATGTGAAACAATTTTCACCTATCGCCAAAAAGTTTATTACAGATAAAGATCCTAAATCATATCTAGATGAACATATATTAAGAGGTGATAAGAGTGATGGTATTCCAAACATTCTAAGTGATGACAATGTATTTGTTGAAGAACGCAGACAGATACCACTCACTAAAAAGAAAATTGCTGAATTGGATATGGATGATTTGTCAGAAAGTAATAACTACAGATATTCAAGAAACAAAACACTAATTGATCTATCATGTATTCCAGAAAGAATTGAAGAAAAGATTCTTACTGAATGGAAAGAGACAGATCAATGTAAATCTAAAAAAGATATGTTAAATTATTTTATGAAACATAGACTTAAAAACTTAATGGACGTTATAGAGGAATTTTAATATGGCAGAGAGTATTCCACATATATTTCAAGCTGTTCAAGCAGCAACAAAAAAGGAAAAAGTTAATGTACTTAGGCAATTGGCAAATGAGCATGTTAAAAAGATATTGCTACATGCTTTTCATCCTGGTATAAAATTTGTTTTACCAGAAGGAACCCCGCCTTATGTTTTTAGGGGAACTCCGGAAGGCTTTCCGACTACTTTGTATCCTGAAGTTCGTAAATTTTACATATTCTGTGAAGGAGGTGGTGCAAATATAGAACAGATAAAAAGAGAGAGCATCTTTATTCAAATGCTCGAAAATATTCATCCTGACGAGGCAAAGATCGTGATTGCCATGAAGGATAAAAAATTAAATGAACTTTATGATACCATCACGTATAAGTTGGTTCGGGAAGCTTTTCCGGATCTTCTTCCAGAACAGGAGGTTAAGAAGAAGTCGTCGGCAAAAAAGTCTGGTGGAAAAGGGCGGCAGCAAAAAACTTGACATTTGCGATGGTTCTTGATATACTAGGTTTGTATGAAGATGAGGATTCTCATGGTGAGGAATCTCAATGGTTGGTACAACCCCCTAATATGGATTTATTATGAGAAAGGTAATTCTTGCCCTATTGTTTAGTTTAGTGATCACTCCGGTTTTTGGTAAAATTATCACCATGAATGGTGAACAATACCAAGCTGTTCTTAATGAGGACACTGGTGAATATATATTAAAAAAGGTTGGTAATTCATCAAAAGATTTTGGTAAACCTAAAGTTTCAAAATTAAAAAATACTATTGAAAATGCTAGATCTGTATTGAGAGAAGCAGTTTCAAAAGTTGAATCTCTTGAAGATGAAGATCAACTTAATCATTCTGTTTTAGATAGGAAACCAGTTAAATCTAATATTGTTGAAAAGATTGAATCTGAATCTTCTTATGTTGAACAAATTTGTGATAATCCAATGGGTTGTCGACAGGATGTTAAAAGTGGTCATTGTCCTGATTGTAAAAATGTTCAAATATTTGAACAAAAAATAGTACAAAAAACACCAGAGAAAAAAGTTTTTCATAAAAAAGTAAAAGATATTTCTTTTATAAAAGAAGGATCATATTCTCTGAGAAAAATACATACTATTATGGGTGTTGATCAAAGAGAACTTTATTTTTCTGAAGGATTTTCTTTTTATTACAAAAAATTATCTAGAAATGAATATTATGTAAAAATTGGTGGATCATCTACATATAATATGGATAATGAAATAAAAGTTGTAGCATGTCCTATTCCAACTGTTAGAATTATTAAATTAAATGATAAAGGAAAGGTTATAAAAAAGACTGAGTTGGATGGTGGTTCTTGTCCAGGGCTTTATAAAACTGATACAAGTTTTGGTTATGATGATCTTGGTAATTTAAAAAAGATTAATAAAAGATTGAATTCTGCTTGTGTTACTGATCATTGTAATGATAAAGGTGCAATTGACATATTTACATTGGTTTATGAAGGATGAGGCCCGGTAGTTAAATGGATATAACAGGAGCCTTCTAAGCTCTCATTCTAGGTTCGATTCCTAGTCGGGCTACCACAAATTTACCTAAATATATGTAAGATCAATTACTTACTAAAGGAAGACAATGTTTAGGTTTTTATTAGTAATGATTTGTGTGTTGATGCTTTTGGGATGTTCAAATAAAAATGCAGAAGTTAAAACAAAACAAAAAACAAATATCACAAAACAGTTAGTTAAACCATGGCCAACAGAAGAAAAACATTTTTGGACATCTATGATGTTCGCACAATTATCAGCAAGGCCAGATGTTAGAAATAGATTTCTACCAATACATCTATATAAAACTGTTGAGTGTATAATGAATGAATATGAAAAAAGATATGATTTTGAAATTTGGAAGAAAAACTTTGGATTAAAAATGAGTGGTGTTTTACCACCAGAACAAGCTCAAGTTGCTTATAATTTAACATATTTTTGTTCAAGTATACAATTACAAATTCAACAAAAAGAATTACAAAATAATTTTAATGAAAAGGATGCTATATGATTTCAGTGAAAGTTTATGATAATAATGTTGGTAAAGCGATTGATAAATTGAAAAATTTATTAGTAAATGAGGGACTTTTTAAAGAACTTAAAGATAGAAGACATTATACCAAACCGTCTTTGAAAAAAAAATTAAAGCGTGAAGAGGCTGAAAGGCAAAGACAAAGAGATTTTAAAAAAGAAATTAAAGCCCTAGAGAGGGATGATAAGTTTTTTCTATGATTTCATTAATTAGAAGAGCGTACTTAGACGAATTGTGTGATTATCATCCTGTTATGGGTGATCCTTGGCGTCCTGTTGTTATGGATGAATATGAATTTGAGGATGCATGCTTTTCTAATTCATTTCATTGGTGGATGTGGGAAGTTTTTGATGAACATTGTCCAAGTCTTGAAGAAATGCAAGAAGATGTTCAATTTAAATTCGGTAATAAAATTGATTACCGTGAACCAATTAAATTGTGTTTTCCCGTCACCAGAGTAGCAAAATATAATACTAAAAAAGGTAAACAATCTTTAGTTACTGTTTATCATATTCCGCCTGGTCGGCCTTATGATCCGTCTATAACTAAAAAAAGAGCGCAATTAGCATATGATGCTTGGAAGTCTGGTAGATGGACATTTCATGAAGCAATGACTAGAAATAAATCTAGGTGGAAAGCGATAACAAAATATACTCCTTATGTACCAGAGAGAAAAGTTAAAATAAAAGAAAAGGTTAAACAAGCAAGTCAATATGTTTTGGATGGTAGATCACTAAATGATGCCTTACGATTAACAAAATTGACTAAACAAACTTTTTATAAACACACAGGAGGAAGCAGACTTCTCATTTCAAGTCATGAAAGATATCAAAGTTTTAACAGTTAAAAATCCATACGCATTTTTAATTTTAGCAGGAATTAAAAAGTATGAGATTAGATCTTGGTCTACAAAGTATCGTGGACCATTGTATATACATTCAGCAAAAGTACCTGTCAAAGAGTATGATGTAAATACTATAAAAGGTATATCAAGATTAAAAAATAATCATATAAGTATTGATTACATGGCCATGCATGGATATATACTAGGAAAAGTAGAATTGGTAGATATTAAAAAAATTGGTGAAGATATACCAAAACCTCAAGCGGCACTTGATGGGTGTTGTGCCATAGATGATAATGATAAATACGCATGGGTTTTACATAATCCAGAAATAGCAAGTTTAACAATCGCT